TTGGTAGTCATCAATATATAAATCCTTAGGTTCAAAACTATACAAATCTTCTTGTTGTTTTAGTGACCATGTAGTTGGTTGATGATGATAAAACGTAGAATTAATTTGTTTAAGTGCATTATCAAAATGTTCTTCATATATATGAGCATCACCTATCACCATTTTGATGTTCCTAGGAGTGAGCACAGCACAATTGGCAAAGCAAGCAAGCATGATGCTAGCGAAAACCATATCACTGGGAACTCCCACCATAAAGTCTCCGGATCTTTGGATCCATAACATATCCACCACTTTACCGTCAGTCCAAAACTGGTAGTTATGGTGACAGCAGGGTAAATCCAAGTCTTCCAATTTACCAGGATTCCAGCCACTAATAACCATGCGGCGATCAGTTGGATCAAACAACAAACTATCGAGAACATTTGCCATTTGGTTGGTACCATTAAAGTCAATCCATGCATTACCGTAGTCCACATTAATTGAACCATCTTCTTTAGCCCATTGATTCCAGTAGTTACAACCCCAATAAGTAAAGTCATCGACATGTTTTGGTCCTCTAATGATAGCTGCATATTCACCTGCAATACCTTTCCAAAATATTTTACGTGATTTAAGTAGTGGAAAGTGTTTAGCTATATTAAATTCTAAAGTTTGAAATGGAAGAGACTTTACTTTTCCGTTTCTACTTTTTCTAACATTACCTTGTGTTAGTATTTTACTTACAATATCAAGGTATTTGTAGTCTATTGTTTCACTCATCTTGACCTATTCCTAATGTAAAGTTTTCAGCGCAGTCTTCTGCGTATTGTTCACTATGATTAAATAAAGTTACTATATCATATACTTCATTACGAAATATTTTTACAACTAACCAACCTTCAGGTACTTTCCATACTTCTGCTACTCTGGCAGGTGCACTATCGGGAACTGATTCGTAGTATTTATGATGTAATTTACTATGTTTATAACTCATTTTTATTATTCTCCAAATATGCTGCATACATAGCACAATATACTGCCATATCTATAAGCGTATCTTCTAGTGCTTCGAAGTTTGTTTGTTGTTCACCTTCAGCAATATTTCTCATTCGTAAATATTTAGTGTGTATCATGTGTATATATGACTTATCTTTAAATGGAAAGTAATCTTCTTCATTCCATTTACCACCTTGATAGTCTTTAGATTTTCTTTCTTTAAGCTCTGCAGCTTCTCTTAAGATTTGTGTAGCTGTAACTTTAGCCATACTATTTCCTTTCATTTTATTGCTTGAAAAAGAGGCGTTAGCCTCTTCTAAAGTATCTATTGATGTATTATAAGGTTCAGATTCTGGTGTATCATAACCAAATTTCTTACATAATTCTCTGTAATGTTCATACTTCATGGCGCTCACTTTCGGATGTCGGTTGTTAAAAATTTAAATGTCTCCTTAAAGACAATTTTACTTGGAGGTTTACATGGGATACGAGAATTGCGGAAAACATCCGAACTCCCTAAAGCAACTCAGACCCTATATGGACTCTGAGAAAGCAAAAGAAATGCAGGCTAAAGGTGCTGAAAAGCGCCGTCAGAACCGTGCATTACGAGAAGCAATGAAATTATCTGCTTCTGAATTTAAAAAAATTAGAGATGATATTATTACTGAAATGCCATCTGCTGTTGATATACTTAAAGTACAATTAGTAAAAGCTATGCAAGTTGATGATCAAGATACAATAGAACGATTAGCAATTGCATTAGCTGAATATGAGCAGCCTAAGTTACAAAGAGTAGATCAGACTACCCTAGCTGTTAATGCAGACGAATTATCTGAGGAGGAACTCGCAGCAAAAATTCGAGCACTCACCGACGCGGGTTCGGATGTGGGTTAGCAATAAAATAAAGCCTGGAAGTATCGTTAAGATATTCCAGGCTTATTTTTGCGAATCTACTGTTTTCTTTCTGATTTCTTTAAGTCATTATAAGTAGTTTGTGTTAGAAAATCATTATAAGAAGCTATAACTTTTGTACGAACATAATTTTCCATAACAATCCACATAGGTTGTTTATCATTAAAGTTCCTTGTACTACTATTTTCAATTTCGATAAATAGTATGCGATCTTTATTGATAATTATTTTATCTGCAAGTATACTATCGACTATTACAAAATTAGGATTACTCATTAGAAACCTCGCACTTCATAGTGTTCATCGATGTAGTAATCAATTTTTTCTTCGACTGTAAGATTTCTACATGTGTCTTTATTAGGATAGATAAGTTGATCTAGATCTTCTAATGATAAATCGAATTGTTTAGCGAGCTTTGTAAGAGTGTCTAATATGTTTTCTTTAATTTTATCTTTTTCATTAGCACACATATTATTAATTTCTTCAATGCCTTCATACGCCATACTCGACATCGTATCCTCGATTGACATCGCTAACATCTTTAGTTTCGCCATTTGGTAATACTCCTGTAAGTTTAAACTTTGAAAATTCATAAGCAGATAAGTTACGCATTTTTTCCATAGCTTGGTATTCAGCATGGGCTGCTTTAATTCTTTTACGATTTGACTCGAGTTGAGCATCTGCACTGCGAGCTTCGATGTCATGCTTTAATGATAAAATAAATTGCCATACGTGCATGCCGATTTCGTCAGTGGGTTTGGTTTCTTGAGGATCAAATGTAGCAGAATGTAAGTAACTTAAATTGTTACCGACGGCTTTCGCCATTTCTTTATCTATCCATAAGTCAGACATAATTACTCCTATTTATAATATCGGATTGCTCTAAGAATAAAGAATATTGGTAGAGTAAATCCGATGATTGTACATATTGTTGTTAGCATAAGAACGATTATCCCTTTCATCTTTAGCCGTTACTATTCTAAAGATTATTTTATTTTCATTAATTGTTTTACAAAAGTAGATGTTTTATTTTCTTTAGCATTCATACGTGCAATAAATGCTGCATGTTCGGCTTGCTGTAATTTTTGTTGTTCTGTTACAGTGATACCGGTTTTTAAGAAATGATAAAACATTTTAGTGTAGGACAAGTCGTCTTCAACGTATACAGCAAAAGATTCTGCATATTTATGTCTTAGACTGTGAAAGCAACCTGGATGAACATATTTACCGTTTACAACTCGAGGACCACGACCTTGTAGTTTTACACATTTAAATTTTTGATCGAGTGTGTATTGAGATAACCTCACATCATGAATGTGAGCTGAAAGTAATTTACGTTTTAATTCTTTATTATAAGCTTTTACATCTTGACGTAAAGCTTTTAGGTTTTGGTCGTCTTTAGATTTTATAGTGAATCTATATGTTTCAGTTCTAGGACCGACTCGTGATGTATTATATTGCATTTTATTGCCTTTCATTATCATTATCTAATTTAATTTGAAATAGTGGTTCAAATATTCCGTGTATATCCCATTCAGTTATTTCGCGTATTAAACCGATATCTTCGATTAAACCACAAGCTGATAGTATATTAGTGCAATCTGTTAAATCATTAGCTTCAAATGTAATTATTCTGCCGTTTTTATTTACAGTACAGGCTAGGTCACGCTTTTTAGCAATGAGTATTAACTGAGCTGCTTCTTCGTTTGTTAAAGGATCTGTGATTGTAAATTCTTTAGTATTATAAGCAGTAGCATTAACATGATCAGTCACAGTAAAATCTCCATTAAATTTTAAGTTTAGGTCTAGGTTTTGGTGTAGGCCAATCTATGCAGCCAATCCATTGTATTTGATAAGCAATTTCAGGATCAATAGTATTTAGATAATTACTTATAGCATTGTTAATATCTTCGGTAATTATATCTTTATTTTCCGTAAGATAACTTTTGCATGTAAGTTTATCTGTAAATAAATTGTGTTGCATTACGGTTGATTGTAATAATCCTGCGCTAGTTATAAATACAGCTGTAATAAACCACATTAGTATTCTCCTATAAATGTAAGCAGTTTTTAATCATGCTTAGGATTACTCTTAGCCGATTAAATACTCCGTGTTATATATCAATAGATATATGGTTGATGTATATAATAATACCTACACATATAAGAATGAATATAAGTATAGCTGTAAAAAATCCCATAATAAATTCAAACATGATATCTCCTCGGATGTAGGTTTATTATAAAATAAGCGCCTAAGGATTAGCTTAGACGCTTAGATTACTTAGAATGGATTTGCAGTAGCTACTTCTTCGAATGGCATTTCGGCTTGTGGTGCAGCATCGATATTAGTAACAGCTTCAAACATTGAATCACTATTACCAGTATATTCTTTAAGATCTGTAACTTGAATAGATGTTAAAGAGTTAGCTATACCTTCACGACCAGCAGTTTTATAATATCTTTGGTATACTATAACATTGCCAGTAGAACCATTTCCGATTTTAGCTACATCAGACATTATAGTTGCATCAGCATTATAAACTTTTGGTGCATCATTAGAACTACCATCAGCTCTTTTAGCTTTTCTTTTAAGTGATACAGTAAAAGATTTATTAGCTTCGTTTACTTTAACATTAAAATGATTAGCTTTAAGTTCGTCTGCAAGTGTTTTATCGGTAGTCTCAATTTGTAATTCATATTGTTCAGTGCCAAAAGGATTTACTGGTTGAGCAAGCTTTGGCCAATTAAAAGTTACATTGTTGATACGATAATTTCTTGGTTGAAATGTAGATAGATCTTGAGTCATTTTATATCCTTTAAGGTTAAGATTGTTTTAAGAAGTATATTATAGAAAAAGAGGCGTTAGCCTCTTCTTATAGTATAGCTATGATTGCTATGAGTATGATAAATAAAAACAGTAATTTATCTCTTTGCTCTGAAGCATTCATAGTTATGACTTTTGGTCTTGAGCATTTTTAGATGCTTCAGGAATTGATTTAACGAATGTTACAGTACCATTAGGATTAACTTGATATGTAATTTTAGGACGATGTAGTATAATTTTAGCTAATGTCATTATAATCTCCTCGAATTTATGACTTAAGTTTTTAGGATTAATTTAATTAAGTAAGCAGTTTTTATCTTCTAAGGATGCTCAGGAAGTACGTTGAGAACTTAATTAAATATAATTATAATTGTGAATCTTTAAAAGGGTTACGTAATTATAATTATTGTAGAAAAAGAACTGTTAAGTTCTTTAATAAGTTAGTATAAGAATATAAGAACTGTAAGTAAGAACATTATAAACGCTAAAGAGCTAAGAGAAACATAGAATATAGTATTAATATATTGCACATATTGTTTATGGTATTTCTTAATCATCGTTATGAATCCTTATAAATGTATAAGCTTGCCATAGTATAAATAGGAAAGCTAATAATGTGATAGAATTAATTATAAATAGAAAAGACATGATAGATCCTTATGATATATTAAAGATATTTAAATTATATTATAGAAAAAGAAATGATAATTTCTTTAAGTATAAATGGTAAAGGAATAGTATAATAAAAATATATTTGTAGAGCACTGAGAGTATAGACTAAAGATAGCTCTAGGTTACTATTAGACCCGTAGTATAGTAATAAACTTCAAGTTAATATCATAGATAGTGATATAGCGATTGCTGCAGTATTATAAAGTGCTATATAGAATATTAGGGGGCCATAAGATATATAGGGTACATATATATATTTAAGTTAATTAGCCTTATCCTCTGACTCCTATATAATATAATATATAGTATAATATATACATAGGTTCTCCCCCTCTTTAAGGGGACATTCTAGCTTGTAGGCCCCCTGGAATTTAAATGTCCCCTTAAAGACACTTATTCATGAGGACAAGTATATGAATAATAAAAAAGAACTTTTAGCGCTTTTAGAAGAAAAACAAAAGCGTAATAAGTTAAAAGAGTATGAAAGAGATTTTACATCATTTGCTAAAGAAAATATAAAGATTATTACAAAGGATGCTAGAGCTGGGTTCGTTGATTTTACTTTTAATGATTGTCAAAGAATAATCACAGAAGCCCTAGATAAGCAGCTTGCTGAAACCGGTAAGGTTCGCGCTATTATTCTTAAAGCTCGGCAACAAGGTATAAGTACGTATTGCGCAGGTCGGGTGTTTTGGAAAACTTACTTCACACCACATGCGAGATCGGTAGTTATGGCGCATGATAGTGCAACGTCAGATGCCTTGTTTAATATGAGTAGAAACATTATTAAAAATATGAACCCGAAGTTTAGACCTAACGAGGTGAAATCAAATGCAAAAGAAATTGTTATATCTGCTCCACATTTTAAAAAAGATACTTCTAATGAGAAACCTGTATCTTCCTATAGATTGTATACAGCGGGTTCTCCGGAAGCTGGTCGTGGGACGACTCCGACGATTGCGCATTTATCGGAAGTAGCTTTTTGGACTCATGATGAAAAAATATTAGCTGGTTTATTTCAGGGTATATCAGAAGCACCTGGCACAGAAGTGATACTGGAATCAACTGCTAATGGTGCAATGGGTGAATTTTATAGATTATGGAAGGGTGCAATAGAAGGTGAGAATGAATATCTTCCTTTATTTCTACCGTGGTTTGTTACTCCAGAATACTATAGAGATCCTCCTGAATCATTTGAACGTTCTTCGGAAGAAGATCTACTAGTAGAGAATCATGGCTTATCAGATGGTCAACTCTATTGGCGTCGGTTGAAGATTGCTGAAGGTGGGGAACTAAAGTTCCGCCAGGAATACCCAGCAACTCCTGATGAAGCATTTATTACGGCAGGCTCTTCAGTATTTGATGCAGCTAAGGTTGCAAGATTATTACCTGTAGAACCAGAAAAGAAATTTATATTTGACTTTGAAGCTTCAGCATGGGAGCCCTCTAATGAAGGTAACTTACTTATATGGGATTACCCCGATTGGGATAGCAATTATATTGTTGCTGCGGATGTTGCCCTGGGGGTAGGTCAAGATTATTCAACAGCTGTAGTTTTAGATACAGATAGAAAAGTAATTGGTTTATATAGAGATAACCACATTGATCCAAGTAAATTTGGTGATCTTTTGTTTTATCTTGGAAGATACTATAATAATGCATTGCTAACTGTAGAAAGTAATTCTATGGGTGTTGCAACATTATCTAGACTTACACAAATGAATTATGTTAATTTATATAAGCAAACTAAAATATCTTCTATATCAAAAGAAGAAGGTACAACGCCAGGCTTTAGAACAACACAAGTAACTAAGCCACATATTATTGGTAATTTAAAAAATGCTGTAGAAAATGATGATATATGGATTGGCTCAAAAACAATTATACAAGAATTAAAAGATTATATATCTACGCCGTCAGGAAAAACAGAAGCAGCACCTGGATGCTATGATGATACAATTATGGCAACAGCTATTGCTTTAGAAACATTAAGAACTCATTACGATAAGCTTACTATGAATAAAGTCCCTTGGTCTCAACGTGCAGAAACATATGTACAAGATGAGACACAGTGGCTCTAGTTTCCCTTGTCCTCACTACTCCGGCGGAAGTAGGGGATAAATCCGCCATTTAAAAGAGGTATACATTTATGACTGATAATTCAAATAATACAGAAGATAAAGAACAAACAGATTATTTATTGTGGAAAGAAAGTTATGGATACGATTGGACAAAGTGGTACGACAAAGACGAGCCCGTGCATAGGGATTTGCCAACTAAACATAAATAAAGTATGTGTTGGTTGTAATCGAAGTATAGAAGAAATACGAGAAGCTTATGAAAAAATCCTTAGAAAAAAATAGCATATATAATGAGTATGACGCAGACGGAGATGGCATTGTTACAGATGAGGAGTTAGAACACGCCAAAGTGATTAAAGAAACAGAAACAGCTTTACGTAAG